AGCTATAACAAAGTAGGAAGCGCGCTCAATGAATATCAGCCTAACATTTGCCAAAGACAAAAAAGACAAGCGGACACCGCCAAAGCTCGACCAGCAAACCGGCTCGGCAGTGACCAAGATGCAGAAGCTGTACGAGAAGTACGCAATCGACAACCGCAAGCTCAAGGCGGCCGACTTTGAGAAGCTCCGCAGCATTGACGGCACATTCCTAGCTATCAACAACCTGCTGACGCTGCCGATTTTGGCGAGCGAGTGGGCGATTGAGGCCGACGAAGAATTCGACCCGACAGGCGAGCAGGCTGAACTAGTAAGAAATTCTTTCGAGTTGCCGCCAGAGCGCGGCGGCATGTCAACGCCATTTCACTTGGTGCTGGCTGAGATGTTGCGAGCCTTAAGCGAGGGCTATCGCTACTTTGAAAAGGTCTACACATTAAACGCCGACGGCAAAATCGTCTACCGCAAGATTGCCGGCTACGACGCGAACACGATCACCATCAGAACCGACGACAAGGGTGGCTTCGACGGAGCTGATCAGCGAATCAACCCCGGCGAAGAGCCAGTCCACATACCAGTCGAGAAATCATTCCTGTTTACGAACAGCAAGGAGCGAAACTGGCTCAAAGGCGAGAGTTTGTTCACTGCGGCCGCCTACCACTGCGAGGAGAAGCACAAGCTGTACTACTTCGGCCGCCTCCAGGCACAATCCGGATCAGTGCCGCCACGCACCGCCATCGCCGCCGAGCGAGCGACGTCTGAGCAGATGAGTGACGTGGCTGAACGACTGTCGGATACGGTCGAGATGAACAGTGCCGTGGTGTTGCCGTTCGGCTATCAGATGGCCAACCCAGGCACGAATCAGCGAGTGGACATCATGCCGCTTATCGACCACCACAACCGCGAAATGACCAGAAGCGTACTGGCCCAGGCAATCATGCTCGGCGACAATTCGAGCGGGAGCTGGGCGTTAAGCAAAGACCAAACCGACCTGCTCAACCTGGTGCTTGAGGGAATTATGAAGAACGTCGAGTACCATATCAACGCCTACCTGATACCAGACCTGACGGAGCTAAACTTTGCCAAGCCGAGCTATCCACGGTTTAAGTTTGCCAAGCTAGCCGACAGCACCGTCGGCATGTTGTCCGACGCATTCAACCAAATCCTATCGCAGCGGCCAGAAGCCCTGTCCGACGAGCTGGTGCAATCGATTGTGGAACGCATGGCTCTGCAGATGGGCATTGACCTAGGCGAGATTGAAAAGGCACAAGCGGAAGCCAAGCTCGAGCAGAAGTCACGATCAGAGGAATCCTCCCGTTTTTTATCGAGCAGCGCCGAACCGACATGGCGGCGCGAACTGAACGACGCTGAGAAAAACGTAAACCTGTCCGCGCTCGACAAGAAAATGGACACGCTCGAGGACATGCTCGACAAGGAAACCGAATCGATATTCGAGGCAGTCAGAGACGAGGCCACGGAAGTGCTCAAAACGCTTGAAAAGCAGGGCAAGGGGCTGAGCTATAAAGTCAGCCAGAAATTGCGACAACGCTACTTCAAAACACTTCAGGCAGCAATGACGGACGGCTTCAACTACGGCAAAACCGCAGCAGCGAACGAACTCGGCAAATTAGCGCCGGCGACAGACAAGACCGACAAGCAGCGAATAGCCGACCGAGCGCAAGAATTCGTCGACCTGCAATTCGGTGATGTCGAGGCTGAGATAGCCGCGCTGGTTGGCGGCAAGGATTCGAGCGAGATGGCGCGCCGGCATTTCAGCGAGGAGGGAGCTATCGATGACGTGCTGGACGACCTGGCGATAGCACTGCTGGCCTACCTGGCCGCCCACACCAAGCCAGGCAATACCGTGGCAGTGGCCGAATCAATCAACACCGGCCGAGCTAAGACGTTTAAGAAGTACGACGAGGACATCGACCGATACGTCTACTCGGCAATCCTCGATAAGAAAACCTGCCAGACCTGCCGCGAGCTGGACGAAAAAGTAGCAACGCCAGAGGAATACGCCACCACGCCGTGGCAAACACCGATCCACTTCAGATGCCGCTGTATCTGGATTGCGATATTGGCCGAGGAAGAGGAGAAGCCAGAGATAACCGGAATGCCGACCATTGCCGGCGGATTAGCAGGCAGTCAACTACTGCAGCCATCTACCTAAAAGTGATTAAAATATGCTATTGTTAAAACAGAGGAAAAAATGTCATGACAAAGATTAATCAACGCAACAACACACGAACGATAGTGATGCTCTCCAGCAGCACGCTATCCGCCAAGGACAAAGGCGAAGAGGGCGACTGGAAAGGCCGCCGATTCCGCAAACAAATAGCGGCGTTTGGCCAGCTGTATTCTCCGCTTGACGGCGAAGAGTGCGAACTGCTGGACGAGGCATGGGCCGAGGAGATGTTGGCCAACTTTGAGGCCAAGCAAAGCGGCAAGATCCCGACGCTGCCACGAGTGAGTATCCCATTTGATCACTGGAGCGGCACGAAAGACAACGCCGGCGAGGTGGTGGCCCTGGAAATTGTGCCAGGCGACGGCGTGTACGCCACACTGGAAATCCGTGACTACGAGGCTTTGTACCGGCTGGAGCAGGACTTGGTGTTCGATGTATCGATGTGCTTCAACTGGCACTACATCGACACCCGAACCGGCGACGACCGCGGTATTGTGCTAGAGCATGTCGCTTTGGTCAATGACCCATTTATCACTGGCATGAACGCATTTGAAGAAGCACCTGAGCAATTGAAGCGAGACGAGGTAGAGGCAGCCGAAACCTACCTCGATAACTTCAATCGCCGGACAAATGCGGTCGTGATGTTTAGTAAAAATAAAGTAGAGGAGCTTGCAAAAATGCGCAAACATTTCAGCAAAGACACCGAGGGCGAAGAGCCAGAGGTTGTCGAAGTAACCAATGACCGCGACTTTGATGTGGTCATCACCGTCAAAGACGACGACGGCGAAGATGTCAGCAAAACCGTTAAAGCTGGCGAAACCGTAGAAGTCCCAGCCGACCAAGCAGAGGCTGTGAAAAAGCAAATTGCTGACGCAAAAGACCCGAACGAAAAAGAGGGCGAGGGCGACGACAAAGAGAACATGTCTCGCGAGGGCGAAGCCGACGAGGACAAAGACGGCGACGAAAAAGCTGGCGATGGTGAGGGCGAAGCCGACGAGGCTGAGACTGACAAGAAAGGCGAGGGCGACGACAAAGAGAATCTGAGCCGGAGCGAGCGCGAGGAGCTATCACGGCTACGCGCTGAGCGAAATCAAGCCAAAGCTGAGACCGCTTATCAGACAATGCTGTCTGCTGGCATGATTGTCCCAGCTCAAAAAGACGCGTTTATGCAGCTGCACCAGAACCTGAGCAAAGCCGGCGGCCGCGTCGAGTTTAGCCGCGACGGCAAAAAAGTTGAATTATCTACAACAGAATTGCTCGAGGAGCTTGTAAAAGCTGGCGGTAAGCGTGTACAATTTAATCAGACGGGCTCGACGAACGGCGAAGCCGCTGACAAAGACGACGCAGCGATAAGCAAGAATCTGTCACAAGAGGAAGTCGAAGGATTAAAAGCCAACGGCATCTCCACAAAGCAGATCGATGAATTGGCAGCGAAGTCACCAGCCTATGCCGAGGCGATGGCTCGAGTAAAAAGTAACGAATAAAAGGATTTGAAATGACTGCAATCACTTCATTTAAAGATGTTGCTCGTCAAGAGAACAACATCGGCCATCTGAAGCTTGCGCCGGGCGTGAGCATTCCAGAGGGCGCGCTAGTCGGCGTGAACGCGCAGGGCTTGGCAACCAACGCAGCTGAAAGCACGGCTGATAAAGTTGTCGGCGTTGCGGCAAGTCCAGCAGGCGTAGGTCTTGGCAAAACTGCCGACCACGTCCAGTTCTGGACATACGGTGTGATCACCGTGAACGCAGCGTTCTCTGCAAAGCAGAGCGATGTCGCTGCTTATGTCAAAGTTAAAGATAACCAAACCGTGGATAAGGTGACTTTGCCAGCCGACGCCGGCAAAGAGTGCGGCCGCATCGTCGAGGTGCTGAGCTCAAGCAAAATCCGCATCGCGCTAAAAACGGTTTAATAAAGGATTGAAAAAGATATGGAACCAGTATTAGAACAATCAATCCTGACCAACTTCTTCGAGGCTTACGAAGCGACCGAATCGAGCTCGACAGAGCTGGCAATGACCGTCAGGTCAAAGGGCGCTTCTGAAGACTACGGCTGGCTTGGTCAGATGCACGGTTTGCGCGAAATGTTAGGCGAGCGCGTGCCGCAGAAACTCAAGGCCTACAAATACGCGCTGCCGAACCGCGAGTTCGAAGATTCAGTCGAAGTCAAACATTCAGACATCAAGGACGACCAGACCGGTAAATACTTGACGACTGCGCGCTCGATTGGCCAGCTGGTCAAAGAGTTCCCAGACGAGCAGATCTACGGTGAACTGATGCCAAACGGCGAGAACATGCCATGCTACGACGGCCAAAACTTCTTCGATACCGATCACCCGATCAACGAAGAGACCTCCGCTGTTCAATCAAACTACTTTACCAGCACGCCGCTGACAGCTGAGAATTTCGCCAAGGTTCGCCTAGCAATGCTGAGCTTTAAGGGCGACAAGGGCAAGGCCGTCAACAAGAAACTTGACTTGGTGCTGGTTGTCCCTGTACAGCTTGAGGCTGCTGCAAAGGCAATTGTTGAGCGCGAGAATATCGTCGAGGGCGGCGTTGCGGTCAAGAACCCGAACTACAATGCAGCTCGCGTCAAGGTCTCTACCGAGCTAACCGCTGAAAAAGACTGGTACTTGGTCAACGTCGCCGGTGAAATCAAGCCATTCGTTATTCAGGAACGTGAATACGAGCCATTGAGCTTCCTCGGCGAGAACAGCGAAAAGGGCTGGTGGAATAAGAAGTACTACTTCGGTACTTACTGGCGAGGCGCATTCGGCTACGGCTTGTGGCACCGCGCTATCAAGTGTAAAGGCTAACCGCCGACACGCAGAGAAATCGCCTCCACTGGGGGCGATTTTTTGTGTTACAATTTAAGTATGAACTAACTTCATAAGAAAGGGATCGAAATGCCAAAAGTATCACTACGGCTATCCAACGAGATAGTCAACAACGGCGTATCCAGGCGGCGCGCCGGCTTGGTTATCCAGCCAGGCAAGCCACAAGAGTTTGACGTTGACAACGAGCAATTGGAAGCTTTGCTCGACGACGCGTTCATCGAGGTCACTGTCCTTGACGAAACCGCTTCAGAAGCGACGGAAGCCACCGAGCCGACTACTGAGCCAGAAGTCACCGAGGGCGAGGTTGAAACCGCTTCAGACGAGGGCGAAGCAGAAGCCGACGAGGCTGAGACTGCTGAAGCCGCTGATGTTGAAGTACCAACTCCATCAAGCATTAAAAAGCAACCACGCGAGGCTGTCGTAGCGCAAGCCAAAGAGCTTGGAATCGAGCTGGACTACGAAAACGAAACTGCTGTCACCAAGCAGGTGATGGCTGACGCTATCGTCGCAGCCCTCAAGGCGCAAAAGGAAGCTGCCGAAGCAGCACCGGAGGCGTAGAACTTTCATGAGCGCCAAGAACTTCACCTCCCTGCACGATATCCGGCGAGAAGCTGGACTGTTGCGGCAGACCACCGACAAGCACGTCATCGGTGAAGTTGATGGCGCGAACCGAGTGTTTTATGCATCACAAGCACCGATCGTTGACCGCGACGGCGACGATGAAGTCACCAAAGCAGATGTCACCGCCTACGTTGACGACGACGCGGTGGCGGTTGAATCCGTGGACGCTGCCACCGGTGCTGTCGTCCTGGTTAAAGCACCGAAGCCAAACGCCAGGGTTATCCTGGCCTACGAATTCTCGGCCATCGAGCAGGCAGAAATCGAGCGACGCAGGAAGTCGGCGGAGAACTGGCTGAAGCGGAAAGTTTCCCGAGTTTACAACTGGGCGACATTAGATATGAAGAATTTTCCAGACGTATGGGAAGACGCAGTGCGGCTTTACGCAGCCGCTCTGCTGCAAATTAGCGACTGGGGAACGAACGTCGATGTTGACGGTTCGAGCAAAGACGGCTACATGAAGCTGAAAACCGCCAAGAATATGATCGATGAGTGGGTCGAGGACGCAGCCAACCTAGACCCGACCGATCCAAACATTGCCGCGGCCACCTCCGGGGCGTTTGCCAGCGACGGTGACCTGGTCGGCCGAATCAAGGGAAACCGAGCGCCGCTAAGTTCCGAAGTCGAGTTCTTCAATAAGAGGCGGTAGTTATGGCGATTTATATCTCCGGCCATATCGAGGGAGACACCCAGATATCCCGTCAATTTATGGGACTGGAAACCAACCTCGAGAATTTTCACAAGCCGCTCGATAAATCCCGCAAGCAGCTATTAAAGACCACCGACGCGAACTTCGGCGTATCTGGTGCGTTGATGGGTGGCTGGCAGCCGAGGACACAGATATATTCTTGGCCGCTTTTGCAGCGAACCGGGAGAATGCGCGGAGACTTCCGCTCCAGCGTCAAGGTGAGCCGCATGGAGATTTGGAATCCAACGCCGTACTTCAAATACCATCAAAGCAACCAACCGCGCAGGAAGCTGCCGCGACGTGTTATGTTAAAAATAATCGCACAGGACAAACGGCGAATCATGAAGTTCTTTCACGAGTGGCTGGTTGACGAAGTGCGAGAATCGAGGAGGGGATAATGCCACTAAACCGAGCGCAGTACCGTGATCCAGTGATCGCGGCCATCATCAATTATTTAAAGCCAAAAGCACACCCAGACATTCGTACGTGGTATTATGGCGACACGCTGCTGATCAGCAAAAGCATGCTGCCGGCAGTGAGCGTGGCCATCGATGGCATGACGCTTGAAACGGATTCGACTGGCGACGACGTGACCAAGATGGCGATCACCATCAGCGTCATCACCGACATTAATGCCAACCAAGGCCGCGACTTTGACGTTGAAGCCGGCACAACGGAGCTTTACGAGATTGTCTCCGGCAAGGACGACGACTTCATCTACACCGACGACAGTATCATGCGGCTGCTCCGCGAGAGGGTGCAGCTAGCATACGCAACCACGCCAGACGGCGAATCGGTGAGCGTCATGCTCGGCATTGAAGACCAGCCGCTGAGCGTTGACTTCGGCATTGGCGTGGAGCGGCGCGGGCCTGGAATATTCAGCGTTGAAGCAGCAATCCATACGACCGCCTACATTTACGCTCCAAAAATCCAAGAGAAGTACTAGCTGTCAAAAAGCTTCTGCCGTGCTACAATTAAAAGCAGAGGAGAACTCGATGGCAGAACCAAATATTAAACCAACCAAACCAGCGCCGGAAGTTGCACCTGAGCCGGCGGATTCTGGTGTCAAGGAAGCGTACTACTTCCCTGATTTTGAGGGTCACGAAATATCAGTCCAAGCCACCTCTCAAGAGGAGGCTGTAAAATTGGCAAAAGAAAAAATCGCCAAGGAGGTAAACAATGGCTAAAGTTATCGGCCGACTGACCACCATATACATCGGCAACGAAACTACCAGAGGCACGCTCGGCACGCCGACATTCGCAGTGCCAACCAAAACGCTGAGCATTGACGACAAGCCGACGTACATTCACAACGACAGTGCCTACGGCAACATTTCAGAACACAACGCCAGCGACGTTACCAACGTGACCGCTGAGGGCGGATACGACGGTAAAGTGTTCGATCACATTATCGGCGCAGAGCTGCGAGCCGTGTTCGGCCAAGCTCCAACCACTACCGACAAGAGCGGCGCGAAGCAACACGTGTTCAAGATGATAAACAACAACAGTCACGACGCGCTGTCCATTTTCGTCAAAGAGCCAGAGCAGAAGTATTCGTACGAATTGGGAATGGTTGAATCGTTCACGATCACCGCAGCAATCGACGACTACCTGATGAGGGCTATCGACTTTAAATCCCGCCGATCAAAGCCGTGGGTTCCTGCCACACCGCCAGCATTCACGCGCGGCCATGAGTTCCTGGCGCGAAACCTGGCAGTCAAGATGGCCGACAACGCAGCAGGGCTTGCTGCTTCGCCAGCGCGAAAAATCAAGTCATTCTCTCTCGAGATTTCAAAGAACCTGGACGTGCAGTACGTGTTCGGCACAGACACGCCAGACGACATTCAGAACCAGCAGCTGAACGTTACCGGGTCGTTCGATTATTACCCAGCGCAAGAGGACGTGCGGCAGGTATGCCTGAGCGGCAAACCGCAGGCCATTCAATTTATTGCCGAGAACAAGGCGGTGGAAATTGGCACGGGGCAACACCCAACGCTACAGTTTGATTTTCCAACCGTAGCAATTACCGAAGACAGCCGAAGCCGTGACAACAACGCAGTCGAGATACGAAGCGCGAAGTTCCAGGCGAACTACAGCCTGTCCCTTATAAACATCTCCAAGCCCACGAGCCGTAAAGAAATCTCGTATGCCGGCTTCGGCTTGAAAAAAAAAAAACACAAA